TAGTTTTATAGGCACTGCTAATATGTTTGGATATTGCAAGACAAAGAAAGTTAACAGTAAACAATTAAGGAGAAAACTAAATGCCATACAAAAATAAAGAAGATAAACAGAAACACAATAAGAATAACTACATTAAAAACAGGGGGTATAAGAAAGCTAATCATAAAGGTTTCTTTGATGGGTTAGCCAATAAGGCAGAAGAGTCGTCATCGTTCCTGACTAGGACAAAAACACCACCTAACTATTCGTTAAATAGAATACTTGGATTAGCTGAACAGGCACAAATGTATGAGGCAACAACCGAGTGGGAAAAGAGACAAACTCAAGAAGATTTTGAGGCATCTCGTAATAAATGTTTAGATAGGATTTGGTCTTCGTATCAAATCGTTATGGAGCAAGAGGTTATGTATGACTCTACAGTAGATGAAAGTTGGGGTAACGCAAAAAAGTTAGAGGGTGCTGACAATAAGTTTACTAACGAACCTATATCATATTATGGAGATGCACTAGAAAGTAAAATTGCTGCTGAAATTCATGGCAATAAAGCCAATGGAATTATTGACAATAAAACAAAGGAGGATGTATGAAACCATTAAACGCATTAGTAGTAGTTGTATTAGTATTTCTTTTTTCAAGTAACATGATTGACCAAGCAAGAGCAGAAAGTTTAGAGTTGTTTGTAGATGATGCACCCAAGAAAGAAAGAAATAGTATATGGAAAGGTGATGGCTCATTAGTTATTATAGATAATGCAGAGGACTCAGGTTATGTAATCAAAGATGGTGAGGTTGAATACTTTGTAGAACCTAAAGAAGATGGCTCACCTACATTCATATATGATGATGAGCTGATAGTATGCACAAACACAGGGTGTTATTAGGGTCTGAATACCCTCAATTTTATTTCTTGTAAGAGTTTGAATTGATTGATTATTTTTTAACAAAATGCCTGAAGTCCATTAGGAGTAGAGGCAACTAAAAAGGAGATGTACATGGATGATGATTTAGATATAGATTGGGTTGATGATGATGGAACAAGACAACCTAAAGATGAAGAAGAAATGATGTGGACACATGAAACATTAAATCAGTTTGAGTTACTTATTGATACATTAGGAATCTCAACTGCAATGTTTTTAATGTCTGAAGAGCATGAAAAGATTATCACTGCTTGGGTAAAAGACAAAGAAGATATACAACATAGGAGGAAACAATAATGAAATGGTTTAAGCATGATTCAGATGCTAACCTAGATGATAAGTTGCAGCATCTAATGTTAGATTATGGATTAGAAGGTTATGGATTGTATTGGTATTGTTTAGAACTTATAGCTAATAAATTTGAAATAAACAATATTAACTTTGATTTAAAGCACGATGCTAGAATTATAGCTAGGAATACAGGGTCTAGTGAGGAAAAGGTAAGTAAAATGATGACTAAAATGGTTGAGCTTGGTTTGTTTACTCAATCACAAGGCATAATATCTTGCTTAAAACTAGGCCATAGGTTTGAGGGTAGTAGTACCTCTAACCCTAAGATGAGAAATGTTATTGCAAAGCTTAAAGCTAAGTATGCAGAGAATCATGATTCTACCATGATAGAGAAGAAGAAAGAAGATAAGAAAGAGGAGACAACTGAAAATCATGAACCATTGTTTGTAGAGTTTTGGAAGTTGTACCCTCATCGTAATGGTGTAGGACTTACTAAACCACAGTCATTAGAGTGGTGGAATAAACAAACATTAGACACCCTAACGAAAGTATTAGAGGGAACAAAAAGGTTTAAGTTGTATTTAGAGAAGTGTCATAAGGACAAGATATTTAGTGGTGGAATACCTGACCCTATTAGATATTTAAAAAACAAAAGGTATCATGATGAGTTTAAGGTAGCAAGAAAAAAGACTGTTTACGATAACATAAAATAGGAGATAAATATGAAAGAACTAATTGCAATACAAAAAGAACTAAACGTACCAAAGAATCAACGTAACAAGTTTGGTAATTATAACTACAGGTCATGTGAAGATATTTTAGTAGCATTAAAACCTTTACTTGATAAATACAAATCATCAATCTTAATTACTGATGAGGTTAAAGAGGTTGGTGGCATACCTTATGTAGAGGCAACTGCCGTATTTAAAGGGCAGACAACCGAAGCACTAAGTGTACGCGCACAAGCAGGTATCAACCCTAATCGCAAGGGGATGGATATAGCACAAAGCTTTGGTAGTTCATCATCTTATGCTAGAAAGTATGCACTAGCAGGTATGTTCTTACTAGATGATACTAAAGATGCAGACACACAAGATAACTCAAAGGAGAACTTTGGCTTATGAGTAACGAAGCATTAATACAAGGTAGTGATGAATGGTTTGCTGTTAGGATGGGTAAAATAACGGCATCAAAATTAGGAGACCTTATGAGGGTCACTAAGTATGGAGAGTCAACATATAAAACAAGACTTAGATTGGAACTTGCTATTGAAAGGATAACTGGTAAATCTGCCAGTCCTAATTTCATGAACCAAGCTATGCACGATGGTATTGAGCGAGAGCCTGATGCTAGAACTTTGTTTGAAGCAATGACAGGAAAAGAGGTTGCTCTTTGTGGTAGCTTTGACCATCCTGAAGTAGTAAACAGTAGTGCAAGTCCTGACGGGTTAATTAGAGGAGAAGATGCTGTATTGGAGATTAAGTGTCCAACGCATGTCACTCATGCTAAAAATCTTTTGTCAGAAAAGATGCCAAAGAACTATGAGTACCAGGTTCAATGGCAAATTGCTTGTACTGAAAGTGAGTATGCTTACTTTGCATCTTACCATCCTGACTTTCCACCTGAGCTTAGGTTAAAGTGGGTTAAGGTTTTAAGGGATAACATGATGATTCTTGATATAGAAGAATCTGTTAGAAAGTTTGATGCAGAAGTAGAAGACTTAATTAATCAACTAAAAAAAGGAGCAAATAAAAATGGCTGAACAGTATGATAACACAAACTCTTTTGCAATGTTTAAAAACGAGAAAGGAGATAACGAGGCAAGGCCTGACTATACAGGCACAGTAACATTAGAGGGTGGTAAAGAAATGAGAATGGCTGCGTGGATTAGGGAATCTAAATCAGGAGTAAAATTCTTGAGTGGTAGGTTGTCTGAACCACAAGTTCAATCTTCTCAAGCTACAAGCAATGCTAGTGTGGAGGGAGATGACGTACCATTTTAATTCAAGAGGTCTTAAACCACTTTGATGGAGTTCGTGAAACGGGCAATGGACAGTATTCGTGTCGTTGCCCTGCACACGAAGATAAGAGTGCATCACTAGGAATAAAAGAGGGAGATGGAGATAGAGTCTTGCTTAATTGTTTTGCAGGTTGTGATGTTAAATCTATATTAGATGCAGTTGGTTTAGACTGGAAAGACATACTGCCTGATAGTGGACTTGATAAAGAAATAAAGAACAAGTTTAATCCGTTTGCAGTATTAAAGATGTTGCGTGATGAGGTATTAATTATAGGTCTAGCAAGTGCAGATATTAGAAATAATAAACCACTTAACGATAAAGACCATATGAGATTATTAGAGGCTGTAGCTAATGTAAGGGATGCTTACAGTAAAACAAAATAAAGGATAGTCGGCAAAGTAGGAGAGTTGCGATGGACTGTAAATCCATTCCCTCTGGGTGAGTAGGTTCGATTCCTACACTATCCACCAATATAGGAGAACATATGAACACAGTATATAAAGTATCAGGAGGAGTTAAAGATTATCTAGTAACACCCTGGGCAATGGGTGCATTTAAAGCCAGATCTTATTTAAAAGCAAGAAGTATAGATGCAATAGTAACTAAGTATGTACAGGTAGATGGTAAGTGGAAAAAGAGAGGTGTTAGGTGACAGCTCAAACTTTAGAGGACATACTCATTACCGATAAAGAAATAAATGGTTACATGGATAGAAGAGAATCAGGTGAGCATCTTAAAATTAAAAGGCCTACTGAATATGTAGACGAGGTAGAGAAATACTTTTCTGATGACTTAACAGGTGGATTAGAATTACCTTTCCCTAAAACTGTTAATGATTATAAGGTGAGGATGGGGGAAATTTCTTTGTACACTGGTTATTCGGGTCATGGTAAGAGTGCATTTCTTAACTTCATTATGTTACATTTAATGAAACAAGAGAAGACTATGATTGCTTCTTTTGAGATGTTACCTAAAGCAACACTAGGTAGGATGTGTCAGCAGACAGGTGAGGCAATGCCTAACAGTGATTACATTAAAGACTTTTTAGGAAAGTTAGATGATAACTTATTCCTGTATGACCCTCAAGGTGAAACATCATCTGAGAAAGTCATTGAGGTTATATACTACTGTGCTGAAAAGCTTGGTGTAAAACTAATAGTTATTGATTCGTTAATGAAGTGTGGTATTAATGAGGATGACCTCAACAAACAAAAAGCATTTGCTAATAAGTTATCAGTAGCTGCAAGAGATTTAGGAATACATTTATTTCTTGTTGCTCATAGTAGAAAAACTGCTAACGAGAATGACAATGCTAGTAAGTTTGATGTTGCAGGTTCTGCAAATTTAACTAACTTAGTTGACAATGTATTCTCTATTCATCGTAATAAAGAAAGAGAGGTTGAGATGTTAAATGGAGGTTTGGATTCAGACGTTATGAGTCAGCCACCTTGTTCTGTGTATTTGTTAAAACAAAGACATGGTAGAGGTATAGAGACCAAGTGGGGTTTTGGATTTAAACCTGAAACATTTAGTTATACGGAGACTTGGTGATGATGATTAAAGACTTCATTAAAGAAGTAAAGAAAACATTTGGAGAGGATGTGGAGTTTAAAGCTACATCTAAAGATGGACAAACATACAGGAGTAAAAACTATGACAAAATTGATTCTGAAATCAAAAAAGGACGTGGAACAAATAGAAAGTCTTTGTGGTAGTTTAGACTTTAATAAAGCTTGGGAAGTAGTAGTAAAGGAATATGACTATGGTAGGTCTAATGCTCAAAACAAAAGGTATTGGCGTTTGGTAAATGAGGTAGGCAGTTACTTAGGTTACAGTCCTGAAGACATACATAGCATGATGAAGTATAAATATTTATCATACAAAGAGGAACTGTTAGGAGATGAGGTAGTAGTTGTTCCATCTACATCTGAACTAACGATAAAAGAGTTTCTTGAGTACCAAAGCAATGTAGAGAAGTTTGCCATAAGTTTAGGATTTAAATTACAAGGAGAATATTGATGAACTATTTATCTGTATGCAGTGGTGTTGAGGCTGCATCCGTAGCATGGAAAGGATTAGATTGGAATCCTCTAGCTTTTAGTGAGATAGAGAAGTTTCCATCTGAAGTATTACAACACCATTATCCCAATGTGAAGAACTTAGGGGACATGACTAAATATAAGGAGTGGAATTTTGGAAAAGAATCAGTTGACCTTGTCGTTGGGGGAACACCATGTCAATCATTCTCAGTCGCTGGACTCAGAAAAGGAATGGAAGACCCAAGAGGGAATCTTGCCCTCACATTTTGTGCAATTCTTAATAAATTTAGACCCAAGTGGTTCGTTTGGGAAAACGTGCCAGGTGTCCTCAGTAGTAACAAAGGACGAGACTTTGGCTCCTTCCTCGGGGCGTTGGCAGAACTCGGGTATGGTGCATCCTACAGGGTGCTTGACGCTCAGAACTTCGGAGTCCCACAAAGGCGCAGAAGAGTCTTTGTTGTCGGACATCTTGGAGACTGGAAACCTAGCGCAGAAGTATTATTTGAGTCAGAAAGCTTGTCGTGGGATTCTGATAAGAGCAGAAAGAAGAGGAAAGACTCTGCCCCCATCCCTAAAGGAAGCATTAGAGTGCAAGGCGAAGGAGTAGCAACCCCCTTGTTACATCAAGACCACATAGATGCTTTGTGTGCAAGAGACTACAAAGGGTTAAACTCTGACAGCCTAGACAAGAAAGCTATTGTTGAGGTGTTTGAGAATCATCCACAAGATAGTCGTGTAACAGAAATGGGTGACACTTGTCATTCAGTAACTGCAAGATGGGGTACAGGTGGTGGCAATGTTCCTTTTGCGTTAGCTGAAAACACTATAGGAAGACAACCTCTTAACGGAGGTAATGGAAATGGATACACTGAAAAAACACCTATGTACACATTAAATGCTACAGGAGTTCATGGTGTAGCACATGGGTTTGAACCAGGTATTGCAAAGAGGGAGGGTAATCCA